GTGGAGTGCGCTAGGTATATTTACGATAGATCTCAGCACTCCACTGAATAGTGAACGTACCCGCAGTCGTGGAATAGTCAGCACCGAAGGTGATGGCAACAATCAGCGAGTTAGAGACCGTCGTGTCATAGACGATCGCTCCACGAGCAGCCGTGATTGTAGATGCCGCAAACGCAACATCGGCTGCATCAAACATGAGGGTACCGGTAGGTGATTCAGTGACCGTCTTCGAAGCGAGGGTAGCTCCACCAGCGGTATAACCGGCACCGGAGACCTCATTGGTGGCCGAGTAGATAGTATTACTCGAAAAGTTGGGTGTGAGTGTATCAGTGTACATAGCGCACTTAACAGTGTCACCCACAAGATTAATTGCCAACTGTGTAGCATCGAGAATATCGATCCAGTTAGCTACATATAGTCCAGAGGTACCAAATGCCATTACATATCCTTTGAGTCGTTGAAGAAGAGCTTAGGTCGAAATCCATACAGCAAAGAAGTGGGGTGACTCCACGCCGCTCGTGAGGCTGTTGACAGCTACACCGGAGTCCTGGTATCCCGTCAATTCTACGTAGTCGTTAGCACTCGCACCGTTGTCACTCAGTTCAAAGATAGTTGCCAGGTTTGGCACTGTATTAAGACCGGCAGAGCCAGGTGCGTAGCCGGTGCCCAAGAAGGTGGTTCCATTCTCCCGGACCTGAACGGCACGAGTACCAGTACCGTGAGCGGCAAACAGAATTTGACCACCAATCAGATACTTGCCGCTCATCCCTGTTGGGCACGTCAGGCGTTTGTTACTCCCGGAGGCCCACATCGCCTGGTTGTTGAACTGCGCGGTGTTCATTTGCAATGCGAAAGTCGTAGCGTGCGCGATAGACTCATTGGCGCTGTGGTACACACGAACAATCGGCTTGTCTGTGCCTAACCATGTTGTGTTGTCACGAACATAGAGGTTCATATCTGCGGCGGTGAGAACGTCACCGACACTCCAAGTCTTAGCCGTGGTAAACGCTACCGCCATTTAAAATCCTTCGAAAGGTGCGAGGTTGAGGGTGCCCACATTCTCACCCATCAAATGAATTGTTGACTCACGTTCAGGGAACCAGAACTGTTCGGATGGTGGACGCACCATTAGTACGCGTTCGGCTTCCTGACGGAGATGCACGTCAGGGAACTCCACAGCAATCCATCGGCCCATGACCTTGCAGTTTTCACACTCGGTGCAATAGAACCGTGGGTCAGTCCAGGTCACCCACTGAGACGATGGGCAGCCAGGACAGTCAACGATCCAACGTCCAGCATCCACGCGTGCCCAGACGGACTGATCAGCAGTACCGATCGGATACATGAAGTGCCGCCCACGTTCCTCTGCCTTGAGACGTGGCAGCCACTCTGCGGGTGCGTACAGGGCCACAGAAGCCCTGTCAGTCGGATGGAGGGTCATACCGTCATCGACGGTTTTCACGGCGGGCACGTCAGAACGCCAGACGGTTGGTGTTGAGCTTGCCGCGTGTCGCATGGTCCAGCTTCAGATAGCCGCTAATCGTTGTTGGTGTTGCTCCACCGGTTGTCTCACCGAACGGTGGCGACAGTGAGTAGGTCACATGCCAAGACGATGGCGTGATGTCGTGCGAGATGCCTTCAATGATCATTTCCTTGGAGATCTGAGCGCCGATACCTTGTGGTGTGCGCTTCACGGTGATCCGGTCACCTATCGCAAGGTTCGTGACGGTGGCGAGTAGATCAGTTGAGGTACCGGATACGTCAGGGTTGGCGAGTATGTCAATCTTGAGGCTGCTAATTCTTGTGCGGATATTTTTGTACTCAGCTAGATCGAACTGCGCTCCATAGAGCACGTCATCCTCACTCTCTTGGATCGTTCCAGAGCGTGAGAACGACACAGTGCCGTGAGTCGCTATCGAGGTATCGTCCTTCACGTACTGAGGAACACCATTGTCCCGCTGTGCCGTTACGTAGTTCCGTAGTTCCGTGTCGTCATAATCGAACGACAGCCCGACATACCCGAACACACCCCTACCGAACGTCGATGGAACATCAGTGAACGTTGCCTGCGAGTCGATGGAACCGGTAGCGCCCATCACTGTTCGGCGTGAACGGAACGCCACGTTCCCCAAGGCATCCACGTACAGGCCACCGCGTTCCGTGGCGTCGATCTTCTGAAGCTCTCCTAGAAGTGACGAGGTACCGATAGACTGACCTTGAAGTGTCTGAACACCGGTTTCGATATTACGTAGGTAGGATGACCAACCGCCCTGATCAAGTAGGCGATTAACACGAGCACTAGATAGCTCACCCACGTATCCGGTGACAGCGCCCGCTTGGGCTAGAACCTCAGCAGGACTGAGCGAACGATTCCAGGTGGCGAACTCGTCAACGGTACCGTCAAAGCCAAAGTCACCAGTGCTGGTGAAGGTGGTGTTGCCCAGGGACCAGTAATTATTAATAGTCGGAAATGCAGGATCACCCGGTCCACCTAAGGCAGTGGTGGCGTCACTCACACCGTCAACATAGAGAGTCCAGTCAGTCGCGCTCGTTGCGACCCACGCCACATGGTGGACCCTATTGTCATCCACAGCGACCCTGGTACCGAGTATTCCTGTTCCGTTTGAGTACATCGACCTGGCATTACTGGCACTTGTGTTGTTGTAGACTTGCATTTTGCCCTGGTGGACAGGTTCGGATCCCGAGTCCGGAATCTGCATAACAATTCGATGGTAGATTGATGGGCCGCCCCATGCACCGGCTGTACCCCAAAACAATGTCTTGGCGAAGGCTCTGTTGATATCCGTCTTAATCAAGCATGAGATAGTGAACGGATAGCCCGAGATGATATCGGCTTGCGGGATAAGAACCCGTTCCTGGTTAGTGTGTGCGAATGTTGTGGCTGTGTTTGTCTCGCCAGTTACCAGCGATTCCACACCACGCGTAGTAGGATTAGAACCCCAAACCCAGTGGTAACCCTTTACCCCACCAGTCGAGTCAACTGCCGTGATGTTATCGTAGGACTGCGAGATGTCGTTGTTGTTTGTCTCACCGAGCCGCCAGTAGTGGTCAGGCTTCTGGCTGAGTACAACACCCGCATAGGCGGCTACGGTGACAGGCGAGCGTGCAAGGCGCTTGAACGCATCCGTAGCGGTAATGTTCGTAGTAGCACGCGTAGGGATCGTGTACTCCTGCGGCCACTTGTCCACGTAGCCGTAGAAGAGAGCACCACTGGCTGCGGTACGTACACGGATCGGAACGTTCGGTACCAGTTTGCCGTAGTAAGGACCAGCCACGTTCTCCGGGTCGAACCTGCGGTCACTGTTGTCCAGCGTGACTGATGCCGTACCAGCGTCGAACTGGTCGACCTCACGGTTACGTCCGATGTTGGTAGACGCAGAACGGCAGTAGGTACTCACGTCCGTCCACGTCGCTGAATCCGGAATAGTAATAGCTGCGTTGTAGTGCGCGAGGAGACGGGTAGCACTTAATGCAGAACCGTAGATGGCTACCTCATCGATCGACCCGTCGAAGTAGAGAAAAGCCGGTGGCCCAGGATCGTTCGTCGTCCTGCCGATAAGTAGTGGTTCAATACCATTGGTGTACACACCGCTTACTGTTCCGGACGCACCACTCGCAACACCATTCACATAGAGTTGGATTGTCGTTCCGCTTACGGTAACAGCTACATGCGTCCACACATCCGCAGGAACTGAATTGGTAACCGAAGTTGCCTGACCGATGGTTGCTCCGGCTGCCGTGTACATTCTGAGGGTAACTGCCCAGCCGCGCCAGTATAACTCCCATTCCCACTTAGTGGTAACCCCCTTAGTGACTATAAAATAAGGAGTGCCGAATGAAGTTGGACCTGGACCGGTTGGCTTGATCCACGCCTCAATCGTCTTCGCGTTACCAGTCGCAGCCAACGACCAGGCGTTATTGTCCGGGATAGTGACGTATTGGGAATTAAATGCGTTGAACCCCACCGCCGTATTAGTCGAGTCACTTACTATCGGACCAAGCGCACCAAGCGTCGGACTATTGACGTAGGTACCGTTACGTGCGTTACCAGAGCGGTCCGCAGCGTTCGTGCCCACCGTCTCACCAAGCTTCCAATAGCCAGACGGGCTGTCAGCCATCACAGCCGCGGTGTAATTACCTGAGAAGTCTGGTGCTGGATCGAAACCGATCTGTACCTGTGGGCTGCGAAGGAACGTAGGCATCAGGAACGCCACCTTGTTCCACTGCGACGTTCGTAGTTCTTGATCGCAGTCACGATCTGCGCGCCGATCTCTCCACCATCAGCACCCATGCCAGCGTTGACAATCACGTTGACTGTGCTGCCACCGCCGCTAGAGGATGCACGCATCGAGTCACCGTGATTCAGTACACGTCCAGCGAACTCAGGGACGATTAGCTCAGGACCCCGCTCACCAACCCAGAACGGTCCGCTTGGCAGCGTGCCTCCCCCAGCACGCCCAGGGAAGACACCACCCGCGGCAGCACCGCGCTTGCGAGGACTGGTTCCCGCATTCGCCCCGGCAAGTATTGCCTTGCCTTCGGGAGAGGTGTAGAACGCACCGAGGGACGCTTGGAGCACCCTGATCCGGCGATGGGCCTCATCGGTGTTGACATTAACGGTCGTGTTGACCACAGGCGGGATCTGCCCGTAGGTGCCGATCAGCAAGAGTGCCTGGTCCCGCACCGCTGGGATAGCCGACTGTGACTGACCATAGAGAGAGGTCAAGTAGGCATCACTACCGGCCTTCGCTTTTTGGTCGGCAGTAGCACCAGGTCCGAGCCTGTCCGAGGCAAGCCTGGCCGCGGCATCGGCAGTGCTATCAATCTGGTTCTTGAGATTAAAGGTAGATTCATCAAGAGCCTTGTTGGCTTCTGCGTTCGTGTAACCAGATGCAGCAGCGGCATCCTGCTTCACTTTCTGGTCGTCAATAGCCTCATTGAGCGCACGCTGTTGTCCCTCGTATGCCAGCGATGAATCAACGAACGCCATTCGTTGGTTGGCGAGTTCGAGTTCCTTATCCATCACAGACTGCGTAGCCGTGGCTACGTCACGCTGCTGCTTCTCCACGTCACCCTGAGCTTCCTTGTAGACCTTGGTAGCTGCTACAGCCTGTGCAGAATTAGGACCATACCGAGCGATGACCTCATTCAGGTTCTCTTGTGCCAACGCCATCTGTGCGTCGATGTTGGCAGCAGACTGCTTCACATTCTTATTCTTCTCGATCTCTTGACCGAGCGTCCTAAGAATGTTCTGTCCGCGGGAAAGCCGAATAATTTCATCAGTCGAGAGACCGATTGACCCTGGCGCGTCGATTAAGCGCTGACGCTTCTCTGTCAGCTCCTTAACATCATCGCGGTAAGCCTGAATCTGTGGACGCGCTGCTGCGGCAGAAGCGCCACCGGCAAGCAACTGTCGCGCAAGCTCCTTCGCTGTCTTCGTCTGAGCCCGCTCTGCGTCGGCTGCGCCCTTTATGGACCAAACAGCGAAGGCAAGTGGCGCTGCCATCGTTGCGAAGGCGGTACCGAGTCCTGCGACCGCAGGCGCGGCGGCGGCTGCTGCACCTTCGGTCATGCCGATGCTGGTGACAGCCTTGGCGATCGACTTGCCCGCCAGGGCTCCCTCTACCACCCCCCATGCCGTCTTTAGTTTGAGGGCAGCCTGGATTATGTTCCCGACTCCCCAAACAAGAGGAGGGATGGCTGCTGCGACTAATGCGAAGCCAACAATCACGTTACGCAGTGGCGGTGGAATGTCGCTCAGCCCTGAAGCAAGGCCCTTCAACACGCCCAGGAGAGCCACGGCAGGAGGTAGGAGTACCTGGCCGACAGCCGCGCCGGTGTCTTCCACCTCGGCCTTGAGTATCTGCAACTGGCCAGCGAACGTGGCCGACTCCCGACCAAACTGACCTTGAGCGTCAGCCGATTGCTCGTTGATGATCGCCAGCGCTGCGACAGCTTTAGCGTGAGTACCCACCTTCGTTGTGGAATCAGCAAGGCCCATCGCTACAGCACGAGCAGCGATGTCAGAGGCACGGAGAGAGATTCCGTACTTCTCCAGTGGGTCGAACTCTCCACGCAGAGCAGCAGACAGAGCGGTCACAGCTTCGGTAGTCGTACCGCCAAAGGTTGCAGCTAGGTCAGCACCCAGTCGGGTTAGCTCAACGCTCTTGTCCGCTGCCTCGTCCAGATCAAAACCCATGCCCTTGAGTTGGGCACCGATCTGGGTCGTGGCCTGTCGGAATGCTCGTTCCGACAGTCCCATCGAACGAGCGGAATCCTTCGCCCACTTGTCGATAATCTTAGAACTCTTGCCGAAAACCGCCTGCGTTCCACCAATAGATTGCTCTAGATCAGAGGCTGCCTTAATTGAAACGGCAGCCACGGCGAGCACAGGCAGCGTGATTGCCTTAGTAAGTCTTGCACCAGTTTCAGCCATCCTCTTGCCGGACTTCTCGAATCGCTGTTCTAGCGACTGAACGGAAGACTCAGCAGCGCTGGTGGCCCTGCTCAGACCTTTCGTATCGCCAGAGAAGACTATCTTTACTTCATTACGCGCCATGGTTCACCACCCACACAAAAAGGCGCGCTCACGAGACATCAAGCCCATGAGCGCTAATGATTCGCTGAATACCCTGTTCTTCAATCCGCATGACCTGTGGCCAAGCTACCTCGATGGCTGCATAAAGGAACGGATTAGGGCTGATGTTGTGACGTGGCCAACCAAAGTGGATTACGGCCGCGTATGGGATAGATACCCTACCTGCCGAAATAGTTCCCCTGGTACGTGTCGCCTTGTTCCGTACAGAGCCCGCTAGACGCCCTGTGCGCTTCGGAGAGAGCGTCCTGGCTGTAGTTGCTACTGGGACACCAGCCGCCATGTGAACCTGCTTTAGATCAGCAAGCCCACCCTCGACTGATTTCAGTGCCTTACGTAGCTCTCGCGCTCCCTCAACATGAAGCTGTCCTGGCATATTAAATCCACTTCATTCTCTCGGGTTCACCCTTAGCTTGCCTACGAGCCTTCTCTTCGTCTTCGCTTTGAACGTGGTCATATGCCATCTGTTCTGCCAGATCGAGGATGCTGATGCGCTCTAGCAGTTCATCTGGAAGGCAACCAAGTTCACGAGCGAGACGAACGACGTAGCACCTGAGAGGATCGTCCCTTAGTCTTTTTTTGCTTCGTCTACCGACTCACCAGAGAGAGAGATCAACTCCATGGCCTCGTTAGCGATGCGTTGCACAATGGAAAAGTCTTTCCCACTGAGCAACTCTGCATCTTCGTCACTAAATACCTTCTCCCCAGTTGCGGGATCGAAGGAACACATGATGACGATGAACGGAAACGCCTCTACAGCGTCAGCACCACCCACGAAGATGAGCGGATGGTTGCGGGTGAACCGAGAGAATGCTGCCTGTGAAGGAGAGCGCAACTCGATCTTTGCGTTATCCCACTCCTCAACCACCATGGTCCGTGTCTTCCAGTCGGCCGCTGCTGCGACCTGATCACGAAGAGTCATGGATTAGTTCTGGCTGACGTTCATGGTGAAGCCAGTCACGGTGCCGGAGAACTCCACCAGACCATCAGGCTTGTTGGAGAACGAGAACTCCGTCAACCATCCGGTACCTAGCAGGAACTTTCCACCTACCGTGGTGCCGAATGGATGTACCTGCCAGTCAAGCGCCACAGGTGTAGCTGCGGAGATACCGCCACCATTGACGTAGACCTGAAGTAGCGAGCTAATACGGGCATCACCGCGGTCAGCGAAACCACCGAAGCTGATATCCGGAGCCGACTTCAGTGTTGGGTACATCTTCTCGATGTCCACACCGAACGTGGTTCCGTCCTGAGTGTTGATCTTGCCCGGTACGCCCTCAAGTGAATTGATGATGTCAGACATATCAGTCAAGACATTGAGGTAGTTGTCCAGGAAGAACCTAACGTTTTGTGAATTCTGTGCCATGTTCCCTATTCCTTTGTGTGTTTAAGATCCCGTAGCGACAACATCGACTACGAAGAGTTGGACTAATTGGGCTAACTGCTGCGACCCATCGAGGAACTGGCTGGCCGGTTCGGCTCGCACCACACGACACGAACTCACTGCACCGCCAAGAGTTGGATCAGACTCGATGGCTGCCTTGACTGACGATGAACCAGAAGACTCTAGGTAACCGTCAAGCGTTCTTTGCACGGACTCTGCTTCTCGTGAGCCCGCAACAATCACCACGTTGAACGTGTAGCGATCTGTGCCACGCATAAACGTCAGGTCATAATCTGTAGAGCCTGGACTGACGTAGGCGAAAGGTGTAGCGGTTTGATCCGATGGCATCACTGCACTGGATCTACGCAGCCCTGGAAGGGCTTCTAAGGAGCGTGCCAACGCCACCCGGATGTCAGTGACCGAGGCCATTACGCAACGACTCTGAGACGACGGTACGGGTCGAGCAGAGCACGCACTACCGGGTTGTCCCGAGTGCTACGCACAACGTCACCTAGATCGACCATCCCGAACGCGTACTTGGTTTCCATGGCTGCCTTGCCATCCCTGGCCAACAGATTGCATGCCGTTTGCACGCCAGGTGGAACGGTTGTATAACCCCACAATCCAGTGACGTGGATCGTCGCACGTCGAGACAGAGTGAACGACTTGTCACCGACTGCCACTATCCGGTACCGCGGGTCGCTGCCTTCGGGTTCGAAGACGTAATCCGTGGTCTGGGTCCAGGTCGTTTCCGCAGTGCCGTCATCGTTATCATCTGTCTTGACTGCAACAGCAGGGTCGTAGTCGTCTATGTCATCGATGTAGACAACCGTAGATGTGATCGGGTGGAACTTCCTTGTAGCACTAATGCTGATACCAAAGCTTCGTTGACAGTAAGCATCGATCTGATCAGATGCTGTGTCTAGAAGCACTTGGTATTGGGCATCATCGTCCTGTGCTTGGACACCCAACCACGTTTTGAAGCTTTCAACATCTACATAGGACATATGCAACCAAACGATTAGGAGAGGTTGGGATCCGAGCCCCGAGCCCGGATCCCAACTCTCATCTAGTTAGAAGGGCTCTTTAAGTCCAGTTCCTTGGATCACACCGTAAGAGTTGGCAATGCGGCCGTGGAAGGCAGCAAATCCCATTACCCTGTAGGTGATAGTTCCGGACTTGAAACCAGGGCCACGATCGAACTGGACCTGTAGCGGACCTTCAGCAAGCCGAGCGTCATCAAGACGAGCAACGAGCACCTTGTCCACACCGGATGGAGTTGCCTCCTGGGTATAGGTGTTCGGCACTGCGTCTGCAACGTAGACAGGCACAGTGAGAAGGTGACCAGCAAGGCCAGCCGCACCGATAGTGCCAAGGTCACCAGGAGCGTTCACCGCTGAACCCGAAGACGGGATCAGTGGACGGTTCGTGGTGTCGTTCTGGGTTAGTGCCCAGAGCCAACGCTCAGCACCCAAGATGATTGCTGTAGCTGGACGCTTCCGGTTATCACGGATCTGCGACATCACGTCAGCCAAAGATGAGATGAACTCTGTCAGAGTTGGTGACGCATCCGTGTAGGTTGCGTTCGCAGTCGCGTAGTTGAAGAGACCAATGGTCGCCTTATTAAGGATGTAGTCCTCAAGCTTGAGGTAGTACTCCTCAACGAGCGAGCTTGTGATCTCAGACTCCCACGAGAACCCGGATGGGCTCTGAAGCTGCTGCTCAGAAACGTCCGTCGAACCAGCGATGGTGAACGCTGTAGCGGTGACCGAAGTGGTCGCTGCGTAAGAAGAATCGTTCACAGCACTGTTCTGGGATGCCTGCTCAGCAACCGTCACTGAAGTCGTAACCACAGGGAACTTGTGGTCTACATAGCCCTGCCATGGTGTCTTAGGAACCAGGTTCGTCACAACGGCGCGTGAACGAGCGATGTTCACATAGTCGTTGATCAGCACGGCTGGCGGGAAGAATGCACTAACGGCAGTAGTGTCCGATGCAAACATTTCCGGCTTGGATGCCTTGACCTCTTCACCGTAAGCACGGATGCGTGCTTCAGCGTCACGGTCGGTACCTGGCATGCACTGGAACTTATACAAGTCGGAGAGATACGAGTGACGTGAATCAGCCGCGTAAGTCTCAGTCTTGACCTCAGCCGGAATGACAGTATTGCCGTTTTCGAAGCTGAAACCGTCAGACGCCTCAGCCTTGGAGCGAAGCTCATTAGCTTTGCTGCGTGCTTCCTCTGCTGCAACTAGCTCAGTGATGCGAACATCAAGACCCTTGATCGCAGTGTCAGCATCGCTGAAGTTAGCGGTCTCAGCCTCGGTGAGGGAATCATCGTCACGGTCAGCGGCTGCTGCCGTGATGGTGTCCATGGACTCCTGGAACTTGTCTCGCTTTTCGTAGAGACCCGCTAGAAGCGGATTAGCAATTTTCATGTTGAGAAACTCCTGTTAGAAATTGATTGGGAGCCCTCGGGTGCTCAACGGGTGCCCAGGTGGGCGGCGCGTCGGCGGCGCGTAGGGAGTTGGAAGAGCGGATACTCTCAGCGAGTGATGCGCTGCGCTTCCGTGAACTTGTTCGTAATCACAGTGAGACGTGCCTGAGCCTGCGAAAGACTCATACGCTCACCATCATGCTGCGACGAATGCACCGACAAGACAGGTGAGTTGAACGCAGGATCTGGGACACCCGCTACGTGAGCGAGCTTGACCTCTTGGAATTCGATCCGGCCACCAGCCTTACGGTGCCGGAGTGGAACGACGCCAACGGAGACACCAGGAAGGGTGCCGTCCTTGATTAGCTCTAGGACATCGTTGCCGCGTGGAGTGTTGGAGATACGGAACTTGGCGATCAAACCAGCGGCAGTTTCGGTTAGCTCGATCGAGTGGCCTACTGGAAGTTCGTCTGCCATCGGAGAAGGATGCAGCCCGTAGAACGGCACCGCCGTCTGGCGTGAGCCATTAATCGTGTTCTTAAACGAACCAGGAAGAAACGCTATCCTGCGTCCATCGTTCGGCAACGCGTCGAATGGCACAGCCAACGCCGTGACTGTCCGTCCGTCGCTACCTTCAACCTTGAAGGTTTCAGTAGTGGCGTCGAACGCGTAGGTCTCCAACTCTCGTTTCATTGGC